TATATGGCTTACTTCTGTTTTAGTTTGGTTGTTCAGTTTAGTAACCAATAAATAATGAGGAATTTTATACACATTATTTTATGTACAATATCCCCATAAGGGGGTTAAATATTATGAACATAGTTTTGATTTACACTAAGTTGAGGCCTACACAAACTGCGGTATTAAAACTAAACGATGATGGTACTTACACCATTCTCGTTAATAGCGATAAGCCTATTGATGTACAACGCAAAGGTATACTACATGAGATAGGTCATATATTAAATGATGATATGTATAGTCATGCTCATATTGATTTAATCGAACGCATGGCACACGCAAGGGAAATAGAGTTTGAGGGAATAAACTTCTACACTCATATATTGTGAGGTATACTATGCAATACAACTTTACAATAAGAAAAAAGGATAAAGGGTTTCAAATTATTGTAGCCTACAAAGACGGCTATAAATGGAAACAGAAATCTAAGCAAGGTTTCAAAACAAAACGTGAAGCCAAGGAATATGGACACGTTATAGTTAAAGAGTTAGACAAAACCGCTCTACTCACCAAAGACACAGAATTGAAAGAATTAACTTTTAAGGAATTTGCGGATATGTTCCTTGAAATAAAAAAGGCACACGTAACGCATAGTACATTAGTTATGTACAATCATGCGGTGTGTGCTTACAAATTAATTCACAATATGAAATTGTCAGATGTTAAACCGCTACACATTCAAAATGTAGTAAACAAAATGGCTACATCACCTACTACTATTAATTCGTATTACAAAGTAGTAGAACGGATATTCTACATAGCAATAAACCCATACAAGATTATTTCAGATAACCCATGTACTGGTGTTAGGTTGCCACGCATGGAACGTAAGAATATGATCCATACAATATCAGATGAAGATTTAAACCAGTTCGCCAAATACATGAGGGAAAAATATCCACAAGCCTATTACTTTTTACAGATAGCTAGATATACTGGTATGAGGTTTAGTGAAGTATACGGACTAACATGGAATGATATTAGCCTAGAAAATCGCCAAATTCACGTCAATAAGCAACTTTCTTTACGTAAAGGTGTAATTACATTTGAGAAAACTAAAACCGCCAATTCGGTGCGAATTTTGCCAATTCCGCCTATATTGGAGAATATACTTATAGAATATAAATCACATGAGTTAGAGTTTGAACATGACCTTGTGTTAAACCCTTACAAAAAGAATGGTGTTAAATGGCAAATAAACACATATCTAAAACGCTTTGGAGATAACCTATCAGCACATAACCTTAGACATACCTATGCTACAAAGCTATTAGCTAATGGACTAGATGTAAAAACTGTATCATCACTACTTGGTGATACACCACAAATGGTGATGAAAACCTATGTACATTATAACGATGAAATGAAAGCATCAGCATCAAATGCAGTTGCTAATATTTTTAAATAAAATTTTTGACGATTTTTGACGAATTGTACTATTGCACATTAAAAGATGCAGTAAATAAGCACTTCTTTATGATTACAACCTTAACGATCATAAAAGGTTATTTCATTGTAATTTATTTCAAATTTCAAAATACGTTGTAATAATCAAAGTTCTATGTCATGGTTTAGTAAAACCACCTACACAAAACATAATATTTAAAAATCATTTTTTGACGAATTTTTGACGGCAATAAAAAAGAGGGTAGCAATTACGCTACCCTCAATTTGTTTTATTTATCTAATTCTACTAAGCGGTGCAATTCACCATTAACAAACCACATTTCACAACGCACGTTGTTTTGGTCAACCAAAGTTGCCATGTATAACCCATCTTTGTTTGGTTGAATATCTTCTGCGAATTGATGTGTTTTTCCCTCGAATGTAAATACTTGTGCCATAATGCTTTCCTTTTAATCAATATATCCTAACTGTCAACTAACAGTTGATTGTTGCAAGCCGTGCAACTCGGAGATAGATTAGATCACCATGCCTTTACTGTATAAAGTACACTACCACCTTTGAATTGTGTTCCCTCGAAATGCCCTAGCATTTCAACTCTACCAGCTTGATAACCGATAGTTTCATACATTTTCTTATCAATCACAGTAACACCAGCTTTTATCTTATGTTCTTTGTTTAGATTAATTTTATACACATCGACTTTTTGCTCGTCTGTGTTGGCCACTACTGCGGTTCTATCAGATTTTTCTGTGGCCACTTTAGGCAAGTTAGGATTGCTATGTGCAATATCCTTTTTAACCTTTTCTGCAGCTTGTTCAACTGTAGGTGCTTGCGTATAATATGTCGCTATTGGTTGAGTTCTTTCCTTTATAGAAATAACTTCTTGTGCTTGTTGTTCCGTTACATGAATTGCTTTTGATAATTCTGTAGGTGATTTAGCCTGTTGTTGCGTGATTACAACTGGCTTTTCAATCTGTTTTTGTTTGTATATGTGATAGCACCCCATACATACTAACACAAATACCAACATAGGAATTAGCACCTGTGCGGTGCGTTTGTGTGTTTTGATATAAGTTAGTACCTTACGTAGATAAAACATTCACCTATGCCCCCTCTACCTCTTCCATTAGCATTTTTAACGCTTTGAATTTCTCATCAGCAAATCGATTGTTAAGGCTATCTCTTAATGCACTACTATTCCATTCAAGGCTCATGCACGTATCGTAGATGCCAGCGATAAGGTCATAATCAAACCGCTTATCATCGATATAGGATAAGTTAGGCAATTCAATGTTTAACGCTTTCTCCATTAGTTTTAATGCATCATTGAACATATTGACGATTTCACCAGTACCATACTGTACCGCTCGGCTCCACACTACATCTTTTAATGCATTAGAATGTTTCTCTACGTTAAACATATTCTGTCTTAGGTACTCACAAGCTACATCGTAGTATGCGGACTTGATGTAATCATGTTGCATCTTTTCAAAACCAACCGCATCAACTGTGCCTAGTTCTTGCCACTTAGCAATAAACCCATCAGAATTTATTTCACCACTATCTATCAAGGCTCTTGCGTAGTCGGTGTAAAAGCCACCTTGTTTTAATCCCCAACCAAGAAATGCATCAACACTACCACAATTACTTGCTAGTTGATATGTGCCATAAGATATACCGCCAGCATCATTGATGCCACTAGATACACACGCTGGATCACCATTACTTTCATATTCAGCACTCAACTGTCCTAATTCAGCCATTGTAATTACTCCTTTTCTTTGTCATTGCTGCCCCCATTCATATATTGGGAACGCTTAACACCACCAGTAGCACCGATATAACCACCTAACACACCAACTATTACGCTTGCCAAATCTTTCTGTTCAAGATAAATAGTCATGATTAGTGCGGCTGCAAGTGCCACCAAGGTTATAGTGTCCTCATAATTAATCTTCATTTAATCGCATCCTTTATTGATTTTACGAACGCTATCAACTCTTTAATCAAACTCATCGCACGTTTAAACCATGCACTTTCCACAAATTCAAGTTCAATCATATTCTCCACAATAGATGCTAATTCAACCATGATAGGTACTAGGTACAACAATGTAGACAAAAACACATCAATGCGACCTAACATAGGAATATCCACATCAGGCAATGTTAATAGTATGAATGATAAGAGGAATAACCAAGGATAAGACTTAACTAATTTCTTAGTCATATCTGCTCGTAGTTTTCCACTCACTAAAAATCTACGTTGCTTACCATTAACTTCAACACTCGCCCATCCTCGCCATATAATCGCAAGGAACATATTCTTAATGGTTAATTCTCTATTAGTAGCCAAATTAAAATTGCGTGCCTCAACTAAGACACGCAACATAGTATCTATAAAAACCAATACAACACTTGTAAATATGGCTAGTGATATTCTCACCGCCTCAGTTACACTAAAAACTTCGACCATAAAAGATGGAAGAAAAACTTCAATCATACTTACTCTCCAATTCGTTCTATCTTGATTTTTAGTAAATGCCTAGTGAGATACACCCAATCTCTCCATCCATTAATATTAAATGTTGCTTTTTGTGCCGTCTCTATGTTATTCCCTAAACTAACATTCACTTCAATATCCCTTGATGTGTCTATTGTAAATTCATTTGTTTTATTATTTTGTCCATCAACAGTTGCTCTGTATTTACCTTTAGGCAAGTAAACAAACATTTTTTCTGTACCCCTAATATCTGTAGGGTACTTTTGCCAGTTCCAAGTACTAAATGATACAGGGGTTGTTTGAACATAACTCTTGTTGCCGTTAGATGTACGTTGCACCACAAGGGCGGTTTTATCACCGCCCAATCGTGCATAATATGTTTTACCATTAATAACTATCGGTAATCGTTTTTCGCCTACATCACGCAAGTTATCAGTCAGTTCAAAGGTTAGTGTATCGTTCCCTTTCTTAACTTTTAAGTTAGGCATTATTCAACATACACCTCGTTTCCACCATTAGCATTCCACAATTTCAATCGGCTATTCAAGGATGTTTGTACTCTACCCCAAGATTTCCATTGATTAGCCATGAACATTCTGTGGTAGGTTTCGCCATTGAACGCATGGAATGTTTGGTCTATCATTGCACCTTTGCCAAAGTTCATTACGATTAGCATCCCTTGTTTGTGGCTACGTGGAGGGTTATTAGCACCACCATCAAAGTTGATTTCAATAGCACCTTGTTCTGTGAATGTATTCCAATCTGTTGCCGTTTCAATTTTAGAATATGGAAAACCTAATTGGTCTACTTCTGTTTTTTTAACAAAGTTATCATCCACATCTTTTTTCTTATAGATAGCCGTTCCGTAATGTTTGGTAGTAAGTACTGTGAAACTATCTGTACCATCATAGTGTTTAAATTCCTTACCTTTAATAAACGTATTAACGGAGTTATCGCCAAGTTCTACGTTACCAGCGGTGGACACTTTAGCCATACCAACACCATGCCCATCAGGTTTATAACCCTCAATCAAAGTATTGTTAGCCATTTTAAGTGCGCCATTTAATGTACCGCCTGTTAGTTTGAGGTAATCAAGCGTTGCCAATCGTGCAGTATTGATAGAGTTTTGATAGTCTTTGTTTGGATCACCAACATAAATATCAACTTGGTGTCGCTTGTTTGGTTTTTCTGTTAAAACTGCAAAATAAAATTTGCCGTTGTAATAAGCTATATCTTCGATTTCAGTAGTTCTATTGATTTCAATAATCTGTTTAACTGTGCCAAATGGTGTACATTCTACCAAACTACCAAGCGTTGCACTCATGATGCAGCCATTCAACATGAAAGCACCATTGTTATTAAAATCATCATATTCATAATCGACTTGATATGTTTTTAATTTCTTAAAATCATCGTTGTATAAATTGATTTCACGCAAGCGTTGTTGACCGCTAATAGGTACGATGCTTACATAAGTTCGTGTGATTGGGTCATAACCAATATTAAATACACGTTCATTCAATGTGATAGTGCGTTCATATTGCATTGTGTCAGCATTAAGTACTGTTAAGTTGTTACCATTTTTTAAGCCGTTCGCAAGATAAATTTTGTTGGTGTACTTGTTGTAGCACATGGTGTTACAATGCCCCATCTTATCAGGGTCATTAAATTTGTAAGTGCCTACAATCTCAAACGTGGATGAATTGAGTTCATAGAATATTTGGTTGTTACCATCACCACTAATACAAGCTAACACAAATACATTCTTTTTATCGTTGTAGGTAAAGCCTTGGCATTGGTTGACCTCTTCGCCATATTGAATGTTTTTCACGAATGCGATGTTAGATGCCCCTTTAAGCATTGGTGTTTCTGTTGGATAGAACGGCTTAATATTGCTATACGTACCCATATCCATGACACTATCTACTGTATTGAAAGTTAGATGTTCATTGATTTTATAGATACCATTCGGTACTAACAATATCTTATTTTTAAGATTGTCATTAGCACGTTTGAATGCTGCGGTATCATCTGCCACACCATCGCCTACCGCTCCAAAGTCTTTTACGGAAACGATGCCGTACAAACTATCTTTAGTTTGATACTTAGCGTCAGCCTCTGTTTTTGTAACTAAACCACCACCATTAGGTAGTGCAATTTGTTCAGCCTTAGCAGCTGCAGTTTCAGCACGTTTAGCAGCATCTGTTGCCTTGATAGCGTTACTAGCAATAGATGTTTGTTTATTATCAATGTCGGTTTTAAGTGTACGTGCTTGACTTACCAAATCATTAATATCTCGTTTATCAACAGTTGTTTGACCAGCGTAAGCCTTGGCATCTCTCACTAATCGTTCTGCAGTAGCAACATTAGTTGAGGATGTATCTAGTGCAGTATTAGCCGTTGCCAATTTATCATCAACAGTCGATGCTGTCGTTTTAATCTCTTCGCCCAATCGGTTGATTATGTCTGCATTAGCGTTAATCTTATCTGACTTTTCGCTAATTACATTCATAGCATTCATTGCATCATTAGCTGCTTTTACAGAACGCTCAACAATATCTTTCGCAACTTCATTTGCATTCTTATCACTATCCACACGAATTTTAAGTGATCTATCTAAATCAGCTTTCATTTCTTGTAAGATAAGTACAATCTTATCCGTTGCGTGTTCGATATTCTCGAATGGGTATTCATTAGGCAAGTCCATATCTTGTGAGATTGGTGTTTTACGCTCCAAGATAACCTTTTGTCCTACGGCTAGTGCATCCCCATTAGCTGGGTAAATTACCGATTTGGTGCTTTCGTCATAATCAATATTGCCAATTTGGACTGCCTCTGTGCCATCCGCATCAACGATAGTCAGTTTAATATCCTCAATTTGCACGAAGTCATATGGGAAAATAAACTTCTTATTTACCCCATCACATTGATACACTACAGATGGTTTAAGTACTTCTGGTGTCAATTTAACATCCCCTTTCAGTTGTATATAAATAGGACTACCCATTATGGATAGTCCTTATTTATCAATGTTGTTTCTTTTTCTCTTTTTTAGTTTTTAATCGTCTGTCAAACGCTACCGCCATGATTACATCTTCCAAGGATGCATCGGTATCTGTGAAACCAAATTTAGCTAATGTCCACAAGCCATCAGTTACAGTATCACTAAACCCAGTTGCTCTGTTTGCTAACTGACTGAAACTTCTACCTACATCTATACCATCTTTGTTTTTGCTCATAATTGCGTTGCCTAAATCGTAGAATTTCTCAACGATGCTTAATGCCATAACGCTATTACCTTTATTGAATACCTTTTCACCTAGAATGTATTTCATAGCCATATTTGACATATCACGGATGATTGGTACACCCATAGTACCTTGTGAAACTAACTCTTCGATAAATGACTTAGCCAAATCTTCAGGTTTATCATCATCGCCATTAGTCATAGCTTTGTAAGCCATCATACCGATAGCCTGTGAAATCAATGTCCACCATAGCATTTTAACGAACCTTGCATAATCGCCATTATCCTTACGTGCATAGTTGCCCTCTGTGATGATGTTATAAAGTGTATTAGCGTAAGAATAGAACGGAACGAATAATTGAGTGAATGTAGAACGTGAACGCTGAATAGCAGCAGCATCTTTTGTATCACCGCTACCAAATATATCACGCACCGCTCTATCGCCAGCTTCAATAGATTGTTGTTCTACCCATTCAGCACTTACACCCTCTTTACCAAATAGTTCAGCTTGCTTTTGATCATATGCAAACTTCCATACAGGAATAGATAATGCAAAGTCTGTTTCCGTAAGTAATCTGAACCCCATTTGATTTATGTCATCTCGGATATCAGCTAATTGTTCTACCCTATAACCACCAACATTTGTATCACCCAAACGTAAGCCTTTACCAGCAATAGATAAGCCTTGTTTCAAGTCTTTATCTAATGTTTGTACACGCTCTCTCATGAAGATTGATTGACCTAATACAAAATCTCTAGTGTTGTTATAAGTTGTAGTTCCGTGTCCATAGAAACCAATACCAGCATGATTGATGGCTCTAATGGTATTAGCTACACCGATACGATAGAACGCAACAGGAATGTTCAATGCATTTTGCAATGCTACAGATACTCGACCGGCCATGACTGCGGTTGATGTATTCTTTTTCAATGTAAGAATTAAGCGGTCTATATCGTTTGCTTTTGCTGCCTCATCTTGCCAGTTATCTCTAACCCATGTACGCAAGAATTGGTATGTATCAGCACCAAACTTATCAACAATATAGTTTTGTAGTTCACGATTAGAGATTAACTTATTAACATCTGTTACTGCCTTACGCATTGTTACATGGTTAATAGCCTCTGTGATAGCATTAGGAATTACATCAAAATCTAGCAATAATGATTTATCTTTCACCACATCTAAACGTGATTTTGTAGCACTCATACCAGTTCCCCAAACTGCATTGCTACTAACCATAGTTTTTGCTATATCTTCAACTTGGTTATCGCTAACAGATGCATTTACTTTAGGGTTATACACGATAGGGAAATATTGCCCCTCGATGTTTCTACCACCGATAGAGAATGATAAACCCTCTACTTTCTTTAATGGGTTACCATAAAGTTCCTCTTGAACCTTACTACGTTCATCAAAGAATGAATTGATATGATCCCATGTGCGAATTACAAATTCCCAGTCCTTATCAGTCATGTGTTCTTGGAACGCACGTTCAATTTCAACTTCATTTGCCTTTGTAGTTTCCATTACACGTTGTCGGTTACTTTCTGTACCCCAGTTAAGGGCAATCATGATTAATTGCTCTTTAGTAAGTCCATATAAGTTACCAACTGTATATAGATGTTCATTACGCATATTGAATAACTCACGCTTGGAATATATTCCTACATCCTTAGCCAATCTACGCATAGACACTTCCTTACGTTCGTTGAACGCTTGCGTAGCTCGACTGATAGGGTCATAGATGTATTTAACTGCAAAGCCGTTTTTACCGCCACCCATTCGTCTTAGGAATGTTTCAACTTTCATCAATGCTAAGTGGAAACCATATAACTTACCACTAACTGCATCTGTCTTAGATTGATTGTTAAGAATGTTAAACACATCACCAGTTGCACCACCAAACGTTTCTGTAGCCTCACCGATGATTTCTTGTGCTGCATTTTCAAACGATACACTTTTACCCTCATCATTCAAAATGGTTGTACCCTCATACTCATTTCTGCCGTTTTTATACATACCAGTCATGAGTTCCTCTAAGGTTTCCAACTCGTTCATCGTGATTGATTTGAAAGATTTTGGAGTTTTGGAATAGAAAAGTTCAGCTATCCAAGGTTGTAATTGAACCATAGATTGTTGATTAAGAATGAGTGCATCCACATCAAGTGCGGATAGTACTGTGTTCATATCGAAACCATCTGTAGGTGCTAGTCCATCGTACTTAGTTAAACCCATTTGGTAAGCCATATGTGCGTAGAAATAACGCATATTAGGTTCAATAGCAATAGGGTTTTTAGGTCTAGTCATTCGTTGCAACTGTTGTTTCAATTTTAATCGCAACTTCTTGGACTTTTCAAAGTTTTCAAATGCTACTCTTGCTCTTGCTTGTTGTAGCATCTGTTCACGCTTAAAGCCAAGTGCTTTATCAACATCACCGATTGCCAATGCTCTATCTGCTTTCTTGCCAGCAGTTACCGCTTTATTCTGATACGTTTTAAACTGTATCGCATTAGAAATAGGTAGTTCACCTAATTCTTTTCTTGCTCGGTTCATGTAGTCAGAAATTGTACCAAGTCCAGCACCTCGAATAGAACGAACATTATTGATGCGATTATTCAGCATATACTGCAAGCGTTTGATACGTTCTTCTGCTTTTTCTAATTGCTTAGTAGTATCAGTCAAAGCAGCATCTACTTTTTTCTTATCAGATTTCAATTCATCGTACTTAGTAGGTTTAACCTCTTTTTCGATTTCGTCTAATTCTGTATCGATGTTTTCTGCGTTAGGGTCTAGTTTACGAATACGTTCTAATAATTCCCAGTTCTTGGCCAATTCACGATTAGTAGATTGTTGGATAATCTTACTTTCCTCTTCGGTAAGTTTCATCTGACCTTGTGTACTAAGCAAGATTTCTTCTGCTATTTGCTCGTTGGTTTTGTCTGCATTGTTATCTTTCATAAACTCTGCTTTCGCATTGTCCATTTCTTGATTGATAGCATCGTTAAATGTAGCACCAGCTTGTTCTACTTCCGCTCGTTCTAACTCTTCAATAGAGTTGTACTGTGTATCTTTCAATGCACCCTCACCAAACACATTGTATCGTTGATGCTCTTTATAAATAGGATATTGCTCAATCAATCGTTTTTCGATTTCAATTTGGATAGCATCCTTTTCTTCTTCCCATTCTTTAATTGGTCTATTATCCAATTCTTTCATGAGTTTTCGCATCACACGTTCTTTTGCTTTTTCTTTTACATCTGCGATGTAGGACTGCATACGTGCTTGGTCTTGTTCCGAAAGTTGCTTGTACAGTTCTGTTTTCTCAAACTGTTCAAGTTGTTGTTGCTCTGCGTATGCCTCAATATCCTCTTGGGTTGCGATCATACGTGCCATTATATCTTTAATGTCAGATGGTACTTCGCCACCCAATCGTTGAACGCTACGATAAATGTATGTTAGCCATTTGGAGAATTGACGGAATACTCTTTGCAATGCACTTGTTGGTGCTTCACCACTTCGCAAGTAGCTTTCCCAACCTCGTGCAAATTTTTCGTGTGCTTTCGTATTATCTACGTTTTCACCATCAACCCAACCGCTCCACTCTTTCAACTTGTTCCAATCTGTTACAAGTTGCTCAGGTGCATTTTCCATAGATGCCAGTTTTTGTATATCATCAAAGAATACATGACCCATCTCATGCAAGAATGTACTTCTATCTGCGGTTTTAAAAATACTGATAATACGTTTACCATCTTTCATGATATCTGTCGTGCCATTTATAGTTTGATTAAATGTTTCACCTAACTCTGACCCTTGATATACTTTAAACCCATAAGATTTTTTTAAGTTGTATAAATCTTTTTCGTTTGGTATACTTGTGTTAAAGAAGTCGCTAATGTGGTAATTCGCTTGGGGCAATGAGAGCCCCTCTGCCAAATACCAATTAGTGGCTTTTTTTTCGTTTATATATAATGGTGTTCCAAACTCAGGGTTTTCTAAATGGTCTTGATACCATTTATTACCAACAGTATCTTTTGTGTACACGCTATTCACTAAGCTATATACAATCGTATTGTTACGTTTTTCTTTATTTAACTGCATAGGAACAACAATATTTAAACCATTGTTACCCTTTAATTCAGCCATAACAACAATACTATCTTTTACTGTACTAGATCTAAATATTGCTATTGGGTCAGCTAATGCAAATGGCAACTGCTCCATCTCATTCAAAGTGATTTCAGGATGTTCCTGTAGGATAGTTGCAATCTTAGCTTGTTTAATCACAACATCATAATTATGACCGCCAATCATTTGCAATACTGATGGTGTATCCATTACTTTTACAGTTGCATTAGATTTAGGGTTATATTTTTTTAATGTGTTTACCCAATCTGATTGGTCGCTTGAAAGTTTTACATCACCCTGTGTTATTTGTTTTAAACCATTAGTCGATTTAGTTTCACCACTCATATTAATTCGCACACTATCACGCAAATAGTCCATAGCGGTATAACCGCCTTTGCCCATTTGTCGCATATATTGTGCCATTATATCAGCGTGTTGTGCCATCAATAATGCATTTGCTTTTGCAGTTTCACGTTGTTTTCTATTCGTGCTTTCGCTAATAGCTTTAACTACTTCGTTGTATACATCATATCCACTTTTAGATAATTGCATCCGTAACGCTATGTCATTATTCGCCAATTCAAAGACTTTATCTTTCATAGCCTCTAAACTTTCGATTTGCATCAACATATGTTCCATGTCTGTATAATGTGCATCAGATTGTGCTAATGCATCAGCGTTACCATCAAGGCTTGCAGTTGTAGTTGCTCGGCTATACTCATAGGCTGCTCGTCTACGCTCTGCATTAGTCCGTGGTACTTTACCACCATTATTAGCTTTATAATCAGTAAGCCATTGTGGTTCAATACCAGTAGTAACCGCATCATTAATAGATTTATCTGCATTGTCAAAATCACTTGCATAGGTTTCTCTATACTGTTCTTTTAACGTATGCAATAAGTTATTATAATTACGCTTAATGTTGGTAGGGTCAGATAGTACCTCGTTAAGTACTTCACGATCTATATCAGATGCACCCTCAAATTCATTACGAATAATATCATCTTTGATACGTTCCGCACGTTTAGAGGTATCATCTTTCAATACAGATTTAGCTACATCTACTTCTTGTTTAGCACGTTCTAGCGTAGCCAATGACATACCACCTCTAGTAAAGTAAGAGGTTTGTTTTAAAGCATCTACTGTTTCATCGGATAGGTTCATAGATACTTGTGCATAACTACCAATAGGAATTTCAACAGGTGCATCAGCCTCGATAGCTGCTTTGACTTCCTCTTGTGTTACTAAGCCGTTATCAACCATATCACGAATAGCAAGTTGTCCGTTTTCAGATTGCGCTAATTCCACTACATCTACATATTGAGTTGATACTCCAACCTTATCGCCCTGTGCTTGTACGATTTTTCCGTATAGTTCAGGGTTTTCTTTTGCAATTTTATTAGTAGCACTATCATTACGGACATTATCCATAATGACTGCACCATTGCGGTTTTGCTCTGCTATGATTGCTGCTTGTTGTTGTTCAGGTGTTAGCTTTTGAAAATCACGGAATGCCTTTGCAGTACGCACACCGCCTACTGCACCACCGATAGCACCAAAACCGATTACCGCTGGCAAGGCTTGTTTCATGGCATCTAGTGAACCAATAGCAATATCACCTACGCTATAATATCCCTCTAAGTCATTATCCTTGCGTGTTAGGTTGTGTTGTACCTTTTCATTTACATCTTGCAAACCCTCTTCAAAGAGTTCAGGTACACCAGCTTTGATAGAGTTCTTAGCCATCTGTGCAACAGTTGCACCAATACCTCTATCAAAGGTTGCTGCAACATCAGTAGTACCATTTGTAATTACTTTTGCTAATGCTGATTTAGGTGCAACATTGGTTATACCTTTACCGATAGCTTTAGTTGCTGCAAATTCAATACCAGCATCAATAGCTGCGTATGACATAGCATACTTTCTAGCCTCTTCATTAGAATATACTTGATTACCATTTGCATCTCGTTTTTGGATGAGTTCAAGGTATTTGTTACCAAAAGACATTTGATACATCTGTTCAGCCATACCAACTTGAACACCAGTACTTAAACCAGCTAATGCAGCTGGAATAGCACCAGCACCACCAGCTGGAGCAGTAGCAATAGCACCAGCCGCTGCACCTAGTGCCATACCCTCTGCAGCACGATTAGAACCCATGATAGCTTGTGCAGCCATCATGTATGCTTGACTAGCAGTTGCACCAGCTACTGTTTCCAATACATCGTACTCATCCGCTTTACGATATTTAGATAAGTTAGATTGTAACCGCTCTACCTCATCGTTAAGTTCTTGAATACGTTTAGGGTCAGTAGCAGTTGATAACTCCATACCAACTTTACCTAGTTTGATTTGGTCGTTAATCGCCCATGTGCTTTGTTGGATGCTATCCCATACACCATATGTATCTTTTACAGATTGTAAGTTTTGAAGAGTAGTGATCGCCTCTGCGGAGTTTTTATAGTTGATGCCAACTAATTCAGGGTACAACTCATACACTTCATTAAGAGTTTTACCACGATTGATTTGTGCTGCCGCCGCCTCTGCTCGTCTAATACCATCTTGACCGCTTGCCATGATAAGGTCAGGACTAATACCTAGCGCCTCACCACTATCATATGCTGATTGCGCCCAGTCCGCTTTATTCCACAAATAGATTTGCTCTGCACGATGCATTACAGGTTGTAAGATTTCACCAGCTTTATTCACAAAGTTTTCGCTTTGTTGCGGTGTAACATCAGTTTGTGTTAATGCGTTCATAGCATTCATATCAACTGTAGCGGTTGATGGGTCTTTTGTTAGCCAATCACTTACACCACTAGCTGCATTGCTAATAGCTTTACCATATGAATTGTCTGTTACTTCTTGTTGAACACCGCCCTCAAATCTTACGTTTGCGTGTGATTTAACACTAAACGTACCATTTGTCGCTTGTTCAGGTGTAATCTTATAATCACTCATTATTGTCCTAACCTTTCAGCTAATTCTGCTGGTGTTATGGTGTATTCCTCGCCTCTAGCATCTTTGTACACATAGTATGGTTGTCCATCTGCACCAGTTGTATTATATAAACCATACATACCTTGTGATGCTAATTGTGCGTTCGTGTAAGATACTGCAGCACCTTTACCACCAAAGGTGTTTGCTAACTTACCTACACCCCAATATTTACCAGTTTCAGTTGATGCGATTGTTTGTTCTGCCACCGCATCAGCACCCCATTGTGCCATTTGTGCTGGCGATGGGTCATATCCGTTTTTCTCTCTAAATTCTTGTACTTTAGGATAAACTGCGGTTGATACCCCTTGCCATTCAACACCATCTATTTTTCTACCAGCTAAGTTTTCTATGCTACTTTTCATACCAGCCATATCAGGGGAATACTTCCCTGTACCATTTGAATACTCATCAAATTCATGGTTAATATCCGCTAATTGTGGAGCGGTAAAATACACACCCATTTCTCCTAGGTAACTATTTAAATCACCCATAGACTTGAATTGTCCATTAGCGATTGCAGCCTTAACCGCTAACACGTTTACTGATTTAGCTTGTAATGCTTTTGCTGCTGCTTTATTTACAGATATTTGTGCTTGATTTAATTGACCTTGCATCGCTCTTTGATATTCAGGATGTGTTTCTGCATAATCTTGTCGCATCTTCAATACTTCAACATCAGTTGCACCATTCTTAACCGCTGCTGCTACACGTTGTTCAATCTCTACTTTTTGGTTTTCAAGAATTTGTGCTTTACGTTTAGCCATGACCTGTAAACGTGTTGCCACGTTACGTTGGATCATATCTTTTCGCTTTTGTGCCTCTGCTGGTGTTTCTTCCCTAGCTTTTTCACCACCAAATAATTTTGCTTTAACTTCTTGTATATATTGACGAACACTAGGCTCATCACCATTGCCTTGTGGTGCATCCCATGAATAATGGTTGCCATCACCATCAATAGCATCAGGCGCACCATCTCTCCACCTAGCACCATTACCGGGCCCAGCATACCAAGCAGCAAATGCACCCTCAACACCATACTCTTTGGCATATTCACCAAGTTTATATGCAGCAACTTTCTTTTGTGCCTCAGGGTCTGTCATGTCCGCACCAGCTATACCAGCTTGTTCACTCCATTCAGGCCAGTTACTAGGCAATATTTGGAATAGTCCATACGCACCAGTTCTGCCATTAACCGCTCCAGCATCACCACTACTTTCTTGCCCCATAACTGCAGCCATGAGGTCTTGAACGCTTGCATTTCCACCGCCACTAGCACCAGCGACTTTACCAAAACCACCATTAAACAATTTATCTGTAACTTTGGTTAATAAGTCAGGGTCATTAGGGTCAAACTCGCCAATGATACTATCAATCTTGCTATCATCTGATGTGGCTAATACCATTGATGCATTACGCACCTTTTGACGATAACCCATGATTTTTTCTTCATCGATTAAGCCTGACATAGCAACTTGATTGATAATCTTGTTAGCGCCATCTAAATCATCATCAGCCATTTTCTTTTCAATCATGGTTGTAGCAATGTTTTGTTGTGCTTTTTTAACTTGTAAACGGATAGTATTATCATCATACCCAAGATTAGATAATTGTGCTGCTACACTACCGCTTACTTGTTTCATGGCATCATCGAATGCATCAGGACTAGCATTTACCACCGCATTATTAGATATGTTTTGTACATTCATATCTAGTGCTTTCATAGCACTATCTTCAAATTGACCTCGTACAAACTTATTGATCGTGTTTGTAGTGTTAGTCATATCATTATCTGCAACTTTATTAAAAGCATTAACCGCATCATTAAATTTAAAGCCATACTTCTCGGATATAAGTTGCCTTGCTCGTTTCTCTTGATTTTGATAATCAAGCGGAATAGTCAAAGCATTTTCTCCCTTTCGGTTCATAGCACCATTATCAGGGTTATATAGCCAATCATTCATCATGGCATTATATTCATTCGTTGCATTTACAACATCGGTCATTTCCTTTTGCTTTTGTATAGTCAACATTGTGTTGCCTAAATCACCAATGGCTTTTGTGAGGTTGTCCATGCCTTGCGTGTTACCACCATAAGCCATTTCATTTACATTAGCTTGTACACCGCCATTAATTGTGTTTAAGCGTTGATTACTATCATAGCCTATTAACTTCATTAGATACCCCACCTATTATTTCTGATAGTACCTTTGGTTACGAATTTCATCTTAGGCATACCAGCAGCCTCTAGTGCATCACTAGCTGGTGTGTAGTAGTTATTACCAACACCTGCACTCTTACTTGCATATTGACCTTTAAGACCATAGATACTAGATGCACCACTCAATATCGTTCCTAACATAGCCATTCTAGTTTGTGATTTAGCGTTGCTTGCTGCTGCTCGTGCGGTGCTTGCCTCGTTGCGGTAGTTCATGCCGTTAAGATATTCGTTGTAGATACTGTTATTCTTGTTAGTTTCCCAATTCTGAATATCTTTGTTGTATTCGTCATAGCTAGATGCCATAAGTTGTAATGGTGTACCAGCCATCATCAAGCCACTAGCACCAGTTTCTGCCGTATTTTGACCTTGGATAAGTCGCATCTTATCGGACATCTTATCACGTTCTTGCAAGGCTTGGTCTGCAATTTGTTCTTGCTTGCGATCACTTATACGTGCATTTGCCTCTGCTACCCTTGCTTGTTGATTGTACATGGCAGCTTGTGCTTTCCCTTGTTGGTGTTGTGTAAACAATGTACCAACCATACTTGCTGCGGTTAATGCAATAGGGTTACACATTCGCATCCCCCTTTCTCAATGTGAATAAAACCATATCCCCATCGTTAATACCGTAATGAATAACCGCACCTAAAGATTTTAGCCATCTAATGGTGCGGTGATTTTCTTTGTGTATGTAATTAAAAAGTACTTCCCTAGTTTGTAGCCATTCCCCAATGATATTTCTACTAACTTTTATGAATTGTTTTTGTAGTGTCAAACTACGTTCAAAATCTTTACTCCCCAAAAAGTAAATGCAATGCATCCCATTTAATGATGTGTTGGACACTCCATATACACATAATGGTTTGTCATTATCAATTACAATTCGACTTTGATAATCTTCCCCAAGAATATCGTTTACAAAGTCATTTTCGCCATAGTTTGAATTTTTTCGATTGATATATTTGACCTCTAAGGCATCTATTGAACGCAAGTTGATATATAACTCACGAATTAACGAAACGTGCTTAGATGGGCAAATTTTACATTCCATGAACATTTGGGAAACCACCGCCAATTTCTACCTCTCTTGTAACCGCTAATAGGTTAAATGGGAAAGGTTTTGAGTGTTTTATACAGATTTCTGTATTAGTATTAACGCTTGTTGCAATCTTCGGTAGTACTATTGCAGTATCACCAGTAAATAGTGATTTCGGTTTCATGATTAAATCATCTGCATCTTCAAATGTTCGACCTACGCTACCACCATAGGAACGATACAATCTCAATGCAACTCGTGTTATAGTAACCAATCTACATTGCAATGTACCATCGTTTATTTGTTGCTCTACGCTAGGTATTTTGATTTTAGTAGTATAAGGTAACCCAACAGTAATTACATTTGCTTTACCATCTAATTTAATAACCCCAGTTGGTGGTACTACCCTAGATGGCATCTGTTGTCCATCAACTACTATGTCTACCATTTGCCCTACTAGATGAGGTGCGTTAATGTAATCGGTCTTAATTGAATTAGCAACTTTAACATAGCAATCTAGGAATACATCGGAGTTATCCTCTGTATATAGTGGAATACTACGTTCAATACATTTCACACTCTTATTATTAATCACACGATCTACTACAAAATAGATTGTGTCTTGTTCACCCTCTGCCACGCTCTCAACATATCGGTATTTGCCATTAGTAACAAAGTGCGACCAACCATACACCTTTTGTTCAGGTATGTAGGTTAAACAATTCAACTGTCCATCATCTCGAACGTAGTAAATAATACTGTCAGGATCTTGTGCATATGCACTTGTAACTGCCACATGACCTTTAACCAATGTTTTCACAAATAGCGTTAAGTCTTGCCCTGTGTAGTTATCGCTTTCATAAGAATAACCCATATCACGAACAGTACCACCACGCTCTTGAACGAATACACATCGGTTACCGATAAACTGTGGTTCGCACTTTAACGCACCACGTTGTGTTTGTGTTTTAAGGTAACAGTTAGTAGGTGTAATAGTCTTGCTCCCATCAACTATCCACTCATTACCACTCGTTAGAACGATTAAGTCATTAGCTGGTACAAGGTGTCTAATCTCATACATCTTGCGGTTGATTACTGGTAGTGTAATTGCGCTATCATCTGTGATTGTACCGCCTACTTTTTCAACCCCAAAGTTAGGATAATCACCAGTACGGCTAAACCAAATATAGTTAGGCTTACTATCAGTAGCAGCAACTACAAAGCGGTCTTGATAGAATGTACATAGTTTCGGATAACCTCTACCCCTATTCCAACTGCCTAACTTCCATTGGTGGCTTGGCTCACCCTCTTTAATACCATTCAGAACATTAACCTTTGCGTTCTTAGCATCGGTTACGCTTTTAATCTCAACGATACCATATTGAGTGAATGGCATAATGGATAAGTCGCAATTCACAGAACCACTCTTAATATCTGATACATATTTAAGCCTTGCTCCAGCCTCTATCTTACCTGTATCAGTAACATTGTAGTCATTCTTAGAGGTGTATGTTCTGTAATCTTTCCATGTTTGTCCATCGTTGTTAGAAATCTGTAGTTTTACAGTACCTTCCCATGTACCATGTGTTGTGAATTTCCATGATAACTCTGTATCAGTACTATACGCACTAACATTGTAATTGATATTGTTATAGGTCTTTTCGATTCTTTGGGCTTGCATATAGCGTTTGACTTTTTTCTCTACCACTTCGCCAGCTGACTTGGTGTGTACCGCCTCTACATAGTAGGCAATCTGAATAACACTACCTACCATATCCTCTGTGAAGAGGTCTTTGGTGGATATGATCGTATCACCATTAACAGTTAATGTGTGTCCATTATCCGTGTTGATTTCATCATAAGGTTGTTCAGTCAGTTTGTAAGCACTCATCCGCCAGTCAGTATCGCTATATCGTGATAGCGTTTGAATAGGGTACTTGCCACTACAAATGAACATTACAT